ACAGCAGAAGAGCTTATTTATCGAGAGTTGGATCGTGGTTTTGCAGATGATGAGTATAAGGCGTATCCGTATGATCAGGGTGAGTATGCGGAAGCGCAAGCAGCTGTGCGGGATTCGTATTTTCGGGTGTCGAAGAAGGATGAGAAGATTCGGAAATTGTCTATGCAGGAGGCATTGTCTGGAGGAGCAGGAGGACCGCACAAGGGTTTGGCGCCGCTATCGTTTGCAACGTGTTCGGGGGATCCGTGGTGTTTTTTGCCGGGTGCGCATGGAAAGCATCATTTGTTTCGTGGTGAAGCGGGGAACAGGGAGATTTGGAATATGGATTTTGAACTGTTCTTCAATCAGTATTTGGATAAGTTGGTGGATGAGGACATGGGAGATTACATGGAGAAGGTGGTTTTGTTTTTGAAAGATGAGCTGCGGAGTGCAGTGAAGACAGCGCCGGAAGATCCTAAGACTAGGGTCATCCAGTGCTTTGGAGCGCACCATCTTCTCGCAATGCGGATGTTCTTTGGCGCGTTTACTGATTTTGTTCACACGAATCATATGTTATTGCCATCGTCAGTTGGTATGGATCCGTACTCCCTCGATTGGGATACGTTGATTCAGACGTTGCGTCAAGTTGGTAATCGTGGTTTTGATGGTGATTACAAGAAGTTTGAGAAGTATTTTTGCGAGCAGATAGCAAAGGGTTTTGTGGAGCTCGTAAATGAGTGGTATGCAACGTTTGGGACTACGAGTGAGCAGGAGGATTTGGCGCGGTACAATTTGGTGATGATGACATTGGAATGTCAGCTTGTGGTTGGGAACAAGTGTTATTTGCAGCGTGGGCAGTTGAAAAGTGGTGTGTCGCTGACGTCAATTATGGGGTCCTACATGAATGATATTCTCTTGCGTCTGGCCTGGACCTGGGTTCACAAACACCTGGGGATAGAGACGGACATGAGTGACTATGATGCTAACGTTAGAAAATCGACATTTTCTGATGACAATATCAATGTGGTTTCCGATAAAAAGCTTGATGTTTATAACTTTCTTAGTGTGAGAGATGCGTTCGCTAGGCATGGTATCGAATATACCCCAGCGGACAAGTCCGACAATGAGGAGGCACATAAATATTATACGGAATTGGAATTTTTGAAGTGTAAGACCAGAACAGCGCGTGGAATGGTGAATGGTGCGTCACATTTTGCAGTCCCAACAGATACAGGCGATTTCACTAGCCTGGCATGGATATCTAAGGGGTTGGACCCTTTGGAAGCAGTTGCGAGCAATGCGGGAAGTTTGCTCATGCGTCACTTTGGAAGAGGGAGACAAGCGTATAAGGAACTGTCTGATCGGCTCCGTTTAGCACTACAGGATATTGGATCGACTGCAAGGCTTCCGACGTATGAAGAAGCATTGTATAGATACAAAACTGGAGTGTTGAATAGAGTAGATGAGGCGGATGAACTTATTTACCAAGTGATTGATGAGCATTGGGGGCCGCGGAGTATTTTCTTGACGAATGAGATGCGGAATTTTTATCGTCACATTGTGCCGGCGCAACGCCAGCAGATGCCGATGACGATAGAGATTTGGCAACAAACTTATTTAGAAGATATTCCAGGTGCTCGGTGCCAGATGATGGGGGATGCGGGGCCACTGGAGGTTGAGCCAGTGGTTTCGACCATCATCGAGCCGCGTGCGGTTGGAGAGGTTGGAGATAGTGAGAACAGATCGCGATCGTGGCAGGG